AACTCCAGCTATCACTTCTTCTTCTGTGACTGACGGGCTTGGGTTTCTTTCGACTGGAGCCGCTGCTGGTACGAACACAGGCAGAATGGTGATAGAAAATATCACGGGAAATACTTGGGTAAGCAGCTCAATGGTTTCTCGTCCGGCTGATAGCTTCCTCCTTTTTTCGACAGGCTCAATCACTTTGGGCGGAACGCTAGACCGATTTTCTCTGGTTGCTACGACCAGCACCTTTGACGCTGGCACTGTCAACGTCTTGTATGAGGGCTGAGGATGTCCACGCTCAAAACAATCAACGTCCAGCACCCGTCTTCGTCTACGACCAACATTGTTCTAAACAACACTGGTGGCGTTGCGGTGCCTTCGCTTACGGTCAACTCCGTCCCGGTATTGGCTGGACCGGCGTTTAGTGCTTATATGAGCGCAAACCAATCTTTAAGTGCAACGACCTTTACTAAAATGCAATGCAATACTGAGGAGTTTGATACTGCAAGCTGCTACGATACTTCTTTATATAGATTTACACCAAACGTTGCTGGCTATTATCAAGTCAACGGTAATATCGAAACTGTAGGCGCGGTTGGATCGCTTGTAAGCGTCTATAAAAATGGGTCGCTTTCAAAAAGAGGCGCAAATATTACGGTTGGGGCATATACGTATGGTTCCATTGTTTCAACGCTTATGTATCTCAATGGATCATCTGACTATATTGAACTTTACGCTTACGCAGCAGGGTCTGCTACGTTAGTTGGTAACTCAAGTCAGGTTTGCTTTTTCCAAGCCGCTTTAGTAAGAGGCGCGTAATGTCGCTCTACGATCAAATTATCGAATATTATCCGCAACTGACGGCGGCTGATTTCGCTCCCAGCAGTGGAAACATTGTCCTGCAAAACGACAGCGACGGCCTTGGTGACTACATCAAGGTCTGGAACAACCCGCTGCCGCACCCGCCATTCGGTTATGATCCGCATATTCCGCAAGAAGCAGTTACGGAATAATTGGTTCTTGTTAGGGCGAAATGTTCACAGAACCAAAATGGCTCACTACCGCCCGCCGACTAATTGGTACCAATGAGCAGGCAGGCAAGTCTAGCAATTCGGTCATTCTCGGATGGGCGGCTGCTATGTCTCCGTGGGTCAAAGAGTTCTACCAAGACGATGACATTCCGTGGTGCGGCCTTTATGTTGGCTACTGCTTGCAAGTAAACGGCATTGAGCCGCCTAAAGACGTACTTGCCGCTCGTGCTTATGCAACTTGGGGTGAGCCTTGCGATCCTAGCATTCCCGGCACGATCCTCGTGTTTTCTCGAAATGGAGGCGGGCATGTTGGGTTCTATATTGCCGAAGACGAACACCACTATCATGTCCTCGGCGGTAATCAGTCTAATTCTGTGAACGTCGCGCGCATTGCAAAATCGCGTTGTATCGGAAAACGCTGGCCTGCCGGACAGAGCAAACCGTGGTTTGGTAAACCAGTTTGGCGTTCTGCCTCTGGGCCAGTTTCAGTGAACGAGGCTTAGAATTGGCCCAGATTACCGTCCAGATCCCCCCCGGCGTAGTCCACGGTTCTTCGCCGTACGAGACGCCGAATAGGTGGTGGGAAGCAAACCAGATCCGTTGGCAAGAAGGCGTGATGGAGCCCATTGGTGGATGGGTGCGTATTACTGCTGCGCACTTGTCCGGCACGGTGCGTGGTTTGCATGTCTGGAAGACAAACAACAACATCGAAGTCATCCTCATCGGCCAAGACGACCGATTGCAGGTGCTTTATGACGGCGCGATAAGCAACGTCACGCCCGCTGGCTTTTTGCCGCTCACGGACGCGGGCGCAAAAGGCTATGGCACGTTGGAGTACGGTGACTATGCGTCCCCGCCATTCAACATTACCAGCATTGCTCGCGTCTCCAATGTCGTGACCGTCACGACCAATTCCGCGCATGGTTTTAGCAGCGGTGATCCGGTTGTCGTCAAGGACTGTTCGACTTCGTCCTTCAACGGCACTTTCACCAATATTACCGTCACGGGTACAACAACCTTTACCTTTGCTCAAACGGCGGCTAATGCAAGTGCAAGCGATGGCAACGTCGCGCAAGCCAACCTCTATGGTACCCCGCGCGTGCGGGCGTCGAGTGTTTGGTCGAAAGCCGTTGGTATCTGGTCTTTTACCAACTGGGGTGAAGACGCACTCGTCGCGGCCAGCACAGATGGGCGCTTCCTATATTACGATGTGTCTAATCCTACGACCGCAGCGCAGCAAGTTGGGAAGCGTAGCATTACGACCGTTGCGCGCCAGTCCAATACCAGCACGATCACGACAAGTGTACCGCATGATTTTACAGCCGGTCGCACTATTACAATAGCTGGTACGACAGCAGATAGCGGTAATTTCAATGGTACTTTCACTATCGTAGCCACGCCCACGAGCACAACTTTTACTTATACGCAAGGTGGATCTGCTAACGTCTCGCCAACAGCGAATACTGGCACGGCGACGATGTCCAACGTGCTTGCCAACGCCGAAGCATTTTTGACCACACCGGAAAGGCACGTCCTTGCGATTGGGGCGGATGGCAACCCGCGTCGTCTTGCATGGTGTTCTAGGGAAGATTATACGGACTGGGACTACGCCAGCACGACTAATACAGCGGGTTACATTGACCTAGAAGCTGCATCTCCTTTGCGGACTATTGTACAGGTCCGTGAGGGCGCATTGGTGTTTTCCGACACGGAAGTTTTCCTCGTCCGTTACATTGGTTTGCCCTTCATCTTCGGTGCCGAAAAGCTAGGCGAGACAAAACTGATTGCGCCATTAGCGACGGCCACTTTTGAAGGAAAGTGCTTCTGGGCTTCTGAGACGGGTTTCCGCTTGTATCAAGGTGGGCAGATCGTTGACGTCGCTTGCCCGGTGTTTAACTGGGTCAACGAGGATATCAATCTTGAAGCAGCCCGCTTGCGTATGTTTGCTTCATGGAACGGCAGCTTCCCAGAAGTGTGGACTTTCCATCCATCTGCGGACAGCGAAGAGTGCGATAAATATGTGATCTGGAACTATCAGGAAAACTGGTGGTCAACTGGATCTCTGCCGCGCACGGCCATGTCCCCCGCTAAAGAACGGTTCCGTCCCATCATGGCGGGACAAGATAAGGTACTTTACGACCACGAATATGGTTGGTTGGGAGACAGCGCCAGCCGCATTGGAAGCATGTGGGCGGAAAGTGGGGCCATCGGCTTGAACCAGCCAACCGGCCAAGGCGTCGAGATCAAGCAGCTTATGCCTGCAAACTCGGACAATCCCCTTTCTATGACCTTCACCTTTTATGGCCGTCAAACGCCCGAAGGTGCGGAACGGACATTCGGTCCGTATGGTGGACGGGCGGATGGTTACTTTGACGTGCGCGTTTCTGCCAAGGACGTGCGGATGCGTGTCAATGCCAATGTCGATGATTATTGGACGTATGGCCTTGTCCGAGCCGATGTTGCAGCGGGGCCACGCAGATGATATTCTCAATGCCACCAGCCCCGCCGCAGTATTCATCCGCGACGTGGAACCAGATTTTGGACAATATCCGTAAGGCTTTCATTCCCCTCGTGAGCAAGGATGAAGCCGTTGCCCGCCTGCTTCTACGCGCCCCAAACGGCACGATCTATGAAGTGACAGTGGACAATTCGGGGACTTTGCAGACGGCGGTCAATGACGGCAAAGACAGAAACCTCTGATAAAGCCATCCTGTTCAAAAGGATGGAAAAGGCTCTCCGGTTGATGGGTGAAACGCACACGTTGCAAGACGTGGTGGACGCACTCAAAAAAGGCGAGATGCAGTTGTTTCACAATGACCGTGCCATCGTCATCACGGAAATCGCGGTCAGCCCGCGAAAGAAGTTTGCGAATGTTTTCATGTCAGCCGGGGAACTGGACGGCGTGATCGAGCTAAAGGCCCAGCTAGTTGATTGGGCCAAAGCAAATGGGATCGAGTTTGCCCGTGCTGCGGTAAGGCCGGGTTACGAGAAATACCTAAAGGCCGCTGGCTGGAAGAGCAAGATGGTCCTCATGGATTTCGACCTGAAGGGAAACTAAAATGGGTTCGAAGGCACCTGCCGCGCAAACAGTAACACAGAAGACCGAGCTTCCCGCTTGGTTGGAAGATGTTACTAAAGAGAACCTGCGTATTGCGGACCAGATCTCGCAGCGGCCATATCAAGCATACGGCGGCAACCTGATTGCGGGTTTCTCACCAGAGCAAGAACAAGCTTTCCGTATGACCCAGCGCCAAGCTGGTACAACGATGCCGCTTTATCAAACGGCAGCGGAGACAGCAACAGGCCTTACGACGGCGACATTGCCTTCCTTTCTGCAAGGAAATTTAAGCGAGTACATGAACCCCTTTATTGGGGAAGTGGAAAACCGCGCATTGTCACGCGGCCAAGAAGCACTTCAGCAAAACCTAAATCAGATCTCGGCCACTGCGGGTCGAGCGGGCGCATTCGGTGGTTCCCGTCAAGGCATTCAAGAAGGCGTAGCACAAGCCGAAGCCGCAAAGAACGTGGCGGATTTGTCGGCGCAGTTGCGGTTGCAGGGCTACCAGCAAGCGACTGGGCAGGCACAAACGGATCTTGCTCGCCAGATGCAGGCTGCGGGAATGCTGCCGGGTATTGCCGAAGCGCAGCAGCGCGCTGGCCTCATGGACGCCGCTTCTATCGAAGCCATTGGCGCGCAACGTCAAGCTTTGCAACAGGCACAGCTTGAGGATGCCTACAACCGCTTCATGGAAGAGCGCAACTATCCTATCGAAATGCTCAACCTCCGTCTTGGCGCAACGTCGGCCACCCCGTATGGCTCTACGCAAACGCGCACAACGACAGGCGGACCGGGTGGTTCAAACTTCTTGTCTGGTGCAGGTACTGCAATTACTGCCGCCACAACGGCGATGAAACTTCTTCCAATGCTATTCTCTGACGAACGCATGAAAACCGACATTGAAAAAGTTGGCAAGGACGATGAAACCGGCTTGACGATGTATGCCTACCGCTACAAAGGCGACCCGAAGTCTTATCCAAAAGTCGTCGGCCCGATGGCGCAGGAAATCGAAAAGAAATATCCCGAAATGGTCGAAGAGCGCGGTGGTAAGAAAGCCGTTAATCTGGGCTTCGGCCCGATGCGGAAGGGCATGGCGTAATGCAACGCTATTCAGAACTGGAGCAACGGTTCCGTATTCCTACGCAGTTCTTGTCTCGTACGGAACAGCTAGAGAGCAGCGGCAATGTGCGGGCTTATCATCCCGTGAGCAAAG